TTTGGTCAAACTATATCTAGTGCAGCTATTGGTGGAGCTTTTCCTTTATTATTTGGACAAACAGGAGCAGCAGCAGTTGGTGGTGGACTTGGTGGACTTGCTGGTGGAGCTATAGGTGGACAGTTTGGCTTTGCTTTATCTATCGTTGGTACCGCTATAGGTACAGCTATTGATAAAAACGATAAATTTAATCAATCATTAGCTGCTTTAAACGTTCGATTTTCAGAGGTAAGTGTTGGTGCTGAATTTACTGCTGAAGACATAAACCAAGTTGCTAAACGCTTAAGAATAACAAAAGAAGAAGCTTTTGGTGTTTTAGGAGCTTTCGCTCAATTCGGTTCAGGTCGTATTGCAAAATCTTTAACAGAAATTTTTGGCACCGATTCAGGAGCATTTGATAGTTTAGCTAAAACAAACAGACAAGCTCAATTAGCTAATCAAATTTTTGAAGCTAGAACAAAAATAGGTAATGAAACTGCAAAACAGTTATTACAACAAAATCTAATAAATGATAGTGCGACTATTGAACTAGCATTAGCAGAAGCTACCGCAAAAGCAGCAAACGATAAATTTGTTGCAGAACAAAAATCAATAAGATTTACAGATAGAATTCTTGCTGCTGCTGCAAGTAGTGAATTTAATTTTGTTGATCCTGCAATTTTTGGAGAAGAAAGAGCTAAAAAGGCTCAAGAAGAATTTGACAAAGGCAGACTTAAAAGAATGAAAGATTTTAAAGAAGCATTAGAACAAGTAAGAGAAATGCTAGGTCTTGTTAATGAAGCAAATAGTCAATTTGGACAGTCTGGTGAATTAGCTATTTCTGCAATCACAGATAGAGTTAAAGATTTGCAAGATGAAATGTTGAAATTACAAAATCCAGTTTATCAAGTTATTACCTTATCTCAAACAATGGCTCAATCATTTGAAAGTTCGTTTGAAGGAATTATTAGAGGAACGATGTCTATTAATGATGCGTTTAGAAATATGTTTAATTCAATAGTAGATCACTTTATAAAATCAGCAGCACGAATGGCAGCGAACCAATTCCAACAAAGTATATTTGGTATGTTCACCAGTATGTTTGGCCCTAAAACTTTTGTCAGTCCTAATCCAACTCCAACCTTAACTCCTGAACAACAGGTATCACGTTTTACTTTTATGAAAGCAGAGGGTGGTTCAGTAAAAGCAGGAAATAGTTACATTGTAGGAGAGCGTGGACCTGAACTATTTAACCCAGGTGTTTCTGGTACGATTACACCAAATCATATGCTTGGTGGAGGCGGTACAAATATTGTAGTTAATGTAGATGCTTCTGGATCGTCAGTTGAAGGTGATGAAGATAGAGGAAGAGAACTTGGTCGACTTATCTCGGCTGCGGTACAATCTGAATTAATACAACAAAAAAGACCTGGAGGAATACTTGCATAATGGCTACTTTTCCCTCAATAAAACCTACTTACGGACAGCGTAAAAAATCCAGACCAAAGACAAGAACTATCCGTTTTGCCGATGGATATGAACATAGACTTTTATTTGGATTAGCTCAACATCAAAATCCAAAAGAATTTACTTTTACTTATGAAGTATCTGAAACTCAAGCAGATGAGATAGAAACTTTTCTTGATGCCCGTGCAAATGATAGTGCTAGTTTTGATTTTGCTGAAGGTTTTTTACCTGAAGAAACTGCTTCAAATTTTAAATTTGTTTGTGAAAATTGGAGTAAATCAATACCTTATAATAATAGAGCTAAAATTCAAGCAACTTTTAGACAAGTATTTGAACCCTCTTCATAATGACTACTGTTTGGTCTGCTGGTGCTAGTTTATCTTTAGGTGCGATAGTTGCACCTACTTCTGCTACTAATGGATTATTTTTTAAAGTAACCACAGCAGGAACTACTGGTTCTAGCGAGCCTACTTGGGCAAGTGTCATAGGAGAGACAGTATATGATAATAGCGTTAGATATGTTTCTTTTAGTAGTACATTTGCAGATTTACAATCTATAAATCCTTCTGCAATTATTGAATTATTTACTCTTCAGTTATCTAACGCATTACATGGTGCAAATACACTTTATAGATTTCACGCTGGTAGTAGTTTAAATGCTAATGGCAAAATTATTTGGAAAGGCAATGAGTATCTTAGATTTCCTGTTCAAGCAACAGGTTTTGCGTTCCAAAAGGGGCAGTTACCTAGACCCAAACTAATGATTAGTAACGGTGGTAATCAAGGAAGTTCATTAGCTAATTTAAGTTTTTCAGCAATCCTTTTATCAGTTAATGAAACTACACCAGGAAACGATCTTACAGGAGCCACATTAACAAGAATAAGAACACTAGCTAAATTTATTGATGCTGCTAATTTTGCCGATGGGACAAATTCAGATGCAGACCCTAATGCAGAATTTCCGCAGGAAATTTATGCTATAGATCGTAAAACAACAGAAACTAGAGAAATTGTTGAATTTGAACTCGCTGCTCCTACAGATCTTGCTGGAGTTCGTATTCCAGGCCGTCAAGCTACTCGTTCATTATTTCCTGCTGTTGGTACATTTACATCATGACTTGGAAATACAAAGCATTACTTCACGCAAAAAGAGAAGATCCCAAAGAATGTTGTGGATTGCTACTTAATATTAAGGGTAAAGAAAAGTATTATCCTTGTCGGAATTTGTCTATGACAGACCATCAGTGCTTCATAATCGATCCAGAGGATTATGTAAAGGCCGATAATGCTGGAGAAATAGTAGGTGTAGTACACAGCCACCCAATAACTCCCCCTGCTCCAAGTCAAGCAGATAAAGTAAGTTGTGAAAAAAGCAATCTTCCTTGGTACATTGTTAACCCAAAAACAGAACAATGGGCTTATTTAGAACCATGCGGATATAAGGCTCCCCTTTTGGGCCGCCAATGGGTGTGGGGAATAACAGACTGCTGGAGTCTAGTCAGAGATTGGTACAAACAGGAAAAGAATATAGAATTAAGAGATTGGGAAAGACCTATTACATTAGAAGAATTTTTAAAAGATCCTATGTTTGAGAGATGTGCTTGGAGGACAGGTTTTAGAGAGTTAAGACCAGAAGAACCTTTAGAAGATGGAGATTTATTGTTTATGAGTATTTTAAATCCAGGATTAAATCATGTAGCATTATTTTTTAAAGGAGATGTAATTCATCATTTAACCGATAGACTATCTTGTAGAGAACCATACTCTGAGTGGTTGTTAAAATGTACAGGAAAGAGGTTACGTTATGCTTCGTAAGGTAAAACTGTATGGCGAGTTAGCTAAATTTGTAGGCCATAAGGAGTTTGAGGTTAAGGCAGATACAGTTGGAAAAGCTATAAGTTTTTTGATACACAATTTTCCAGAAGTGGAAAGCTATATGAGTCCTAATTATTATCAAGTCAAAGTAGGCAATTCTGATATAGACAAAAACGAAATACATTATCCAGTAGGAAAACAAGACATACACTTCATACCTGTAATTAAAGGAGCAGGAAGAGGTTTAGGAAAAGTATTATTAGGAGCAGCTTTGATAGGTTTAGCTATTGCCATGCCTGGTGCTCAATTTACTGGATTAGGATTTCAAGCTGCAACAGGGTTTAGTGCGTTTCAAGCAACAGTTGGAAATATCGGAATCGCATTAGCTTTATCAGGAGTATCTGATATGTTATTTCCTTTACCAAAACCACAAGAATTTAGTTCGGAATCTGATCCTCAAGTATCTTTTAGTTTTAGTGGAGTTCAAAATACATCAAGAGCAGGTACTTCCGTTCCAATAGTTTATGGTGAAATATTTACAGGAAGTGTTGTAATAAGTGCAGCAGTAGACACCAACCAGGTGGAAGCATGACAGACGAAATTAAACTTATTAGAGGTGCTAAAGGTCCAAAGCCACCCCCTGCCCCTTATCGTGCTCCTGATACTTTACATAGTCGGAGTTTCGCTACCGTTCAAGATTTAATATCTGAAGGAGAGATAGAGGGTTTTGCTAGTGCATCAAAAGCAGGTCTCACGAAAGGAACTGCTGCTTATGATAATGCGAGTAAAAAAGATATTTTTCTTGATGATACTCCAATACTTCAAGACACCGCATCTAACAGTGATCCTGCTGATACTGATTTCAATTTTAAAGATGTAACGTTTAAATCAAGATTTGGAACAGACAGTCAAGATGCAATGAGTGGTATTCCAAATATAAATGAAAGTAGATCACCTACAGGAGTTGGAGTTGTAGTTACTACATCTGCTCCAGTTACCAGGCAAATTACAAATACAGATGTAGATGCTGTTATTGTTACTTTAACTTGGCCTCAAATCCAAGTTGCAGAAGACGATGGAGATTTAAGAGGAGATACTGTTGATTACAAAATTCAAATACAACATGATTCTGGTGGTTTTGTAGATAAAATTGGAGGAACGGCTGGTAATGCTTCCGTTAGCGGTAGAACGGCTGATGCCTATGCAAGAGATCACAGAATTGAATTAACAAGTGGATATACAACTGTTGATATAAGAGTAATTCGGATAACAGCAGACAGCACAGAATCTAATAAAGTTAACGCTTTTCAATTCACCAGTTTTCAAGAAGTCCTAGATACTTCTTCTACTTACCCCAACAGTGCGTACACTGCCCTTCGGTTTGACAGTAAACAATTTAATCGTATTCCTTCAAGAAAGTATCGTATAAGAGGTGTAAAAGTAAGAATACCAGGAGCAGGAGCAAATAGTTCGGGAACACCAACAGTTGATATTCAAACTGGAAGAATTATCTATCCAAGCGGTTACGTTTTTAACGGAGTAATGGGAGCAGCAACTTATACAAATTGTCCAGCGATGTGTTTACTAGATTTGCTGACAAACACTAGATATGGACTAGGAAATCATATAGTCGATAGCAATATAGATTTATTTAGTTTTGTTGCTGCCAGTAAATATGCAAATGAAGAAGTAGATGATGGAACAGGATCAGGTGCAAAAGAGGCAAGATTTAGTTGTAACGTAAATATTCAAAGTCCCAAAGAAGCATTTGAAGCGATTAATGATTTAGCTGGTGTTATGAGATGTATGCCCATTTGGTCTGCTGGAGGTATAACTTTATCCCAAGACAAAGAAGCATCAGCTAGTTATTTGTTCAATTTAGCGAATGTAGGAGAGTCTGGCTTTAGTTACTCAGGAAGTAGTTTAAAAACCAGACATAGTGTTATTTCTGTAAGCTATTTTAATATGGACTCAAAAGAGATAGATTTTGAGGTCATTGAAGATGCAACAGCAATAAGTAAATTTGGAACGATTCTTAAACAGGTAAAAGCGTATGCCTGTACGTCTCGTAATCAGGCTGCGAGATTGGGCCGTGCAATACTATTTGCTGAACAAAATGAATCTGAAACAGTTTCTTTTACAACCTCAATAGATGCTGGAGTTGTTGTCAGACCTGGCTCTGTTATTGAAATAAACGATCCAGTAAGAGCAGGAGCTAGAAGAGGTGGTCGTGTAGTATCTGCAACAACAACATCTATTACCATTGATGCCAAAGACCAAACAGGACTTCCAGCTTTAGACGATAGCCCTACAATCAGCGTTATTTTATCCGATGGAACCGTAGAAACAGGTACAATATCTGGTATTTCAAATGCGGTTATTACTGTTAGTAGCGTTACAAAATTCGATGGAACGACTGCTTCTGCATTTACTTCTGCACCGAGTTCAAATACGCCCTATCTACTCTCTAGTTCATCTTTACAGACTCAATTATTTAGAGTTATTCAAGTTGAGGAACAAGATGATATTAACTATGTAATTACAGCTTTAACCTATGTAGAGGGTAAATATGCGTTTATTGAAGATGGAACCCCACTACCCACCAGGACAATTTCTGTACTTAACGCTCCAGCATCGCCACCAAGTAACTTAACGATCACAGAGCAAACAGTTGTTATAAATAGTTTGGCTAGAAGTAAATTAATTATAGATTGGCAACCTGTGGTAGGTGTTACTCAATATCTTGTTAATTACAAATTAGAAAACGGTAATTACGTTTCACAAATTGTTTTTAGCAGTGATTATGAAATTTTAGATACTGCGAAAGGACTCTATACAGTTCAAGTATTTTCATACAATGCATCAGGAGAAATATCTGCAAATCCAACTGAAGCCTCGTTTAATGCTCAAGGTAAAACAGGATTACCAGAAGATGTTTCAGGATTAACTATTGAACCTATTAATGAGCAATTTGCAAGATTAAGATTTGACCAATCAACTGCTATAGACGTTTTACATGGTGGTCGAGTTTATGTAAGACATACTAACCAAACGGGAAATCAAGCAACATTTCAATCTGCTCAAGACGTTATTGAAGCTGTTGCTGGTAATGCCAGCGAAGTAATTGTCCCTGCTTTAGCTGGTACTTATCTACTTAAATTTCAAGATGATGGCGGTAGATTTAGTAGCAATGCAGCTAGTGTAGACCTTTCTCTTGTAGATATTCTCGATTCTATTACTGTAAAAACTGATAGAGAAGATACAGATACTCCTACTTTTAATAACACAACAAGTAGTTTATTTAACAACACTCAATACGATGCAACTAAAGGTGGATTGATTTTAACTAGCACATCAATTACAAG